CAATTTACTGGTTCATTACAAGTAAGTGGCTCAAATCACTATGTTTTAGGAAATGTTGGTGTAGGTACCTCATCACCAGGATATAGATTACATATTTCAGGTGTTTTTTCCACTAACCCAGGAGCTTATGTTTATGGAACAACATATGGATTAGTAGGAATTGATAGAGGATCATCCGCATCATCAGCTGGTATAAATTATTATACTACTGGTTCTCAAAGATGGTTTACTGGAATTTATGAAAATACTAATAATTTTGGATTTTATAATGTTGGATTAAACAGTTTTCCAGTTGTTATACAATATACTGATGGTAATGTTGGTATAGGTACTACATCCCCATCAGCTAAATTAGATGTAAGAGCAGGATCAAGTTATCCTTTAATTTTAGACTCAACCCAACAATATCTTTTAGGTTTATATAGTAGTGGAACTGCTGAATGGTGGCTCGCTGTTAATGGAGGTGATTTAAAAATCCATGAAAATGGAGTTGGAGATCAGGTTATTATTAAAGCTGGTGGTAATGTTGGTATAGGCACTACATCTCCATCTAATAAATTAGAAGTTGATGGAGGTTTATCTGCTGTTGCCTTAAGAGTAAGTACAACAAATACAGGAGCTGGTGTAGCCTCATTAATACTAGCCAATAGTTCAAAATCAGCCTTTAATGATGGTGTAAAAATAGCTCATGGAGGTGGTTATACTAATATAACTGATTTAAACAATACTAATGTAATGACATGGGATATGTCTAATACCCGTGTTGGTATAGGTACTACAACACCAGCGGGTACTTTAGATGTTGTTGGTAATATATCATATGTTGGTAATACAAATAACTCAACATTTGTAGTAAGAAATAATGGTTCTTATACTGGTGGAGGAGGAAGTGGAGCAACATTAAATGTATCATATGGTGGACAAAATATAGCTACTATAACTAATACTGGTACAGGACAAAGAGATGGTATTTTTACTTTACGTGATGAAGGTGTGACTAAAGTATTAATAGCAGCTAATAATTCAAGAGGAGGAGATACATATTTTAATGGTGGAGGTAATGTTGGTATAGGTACTACAAGTCCTAAATCAATCTTTGATGTATCTAGTGTTACACCTACTGTATCAATAGTTTCTAATTTAAATTCAGAAGCTACAACTGATAATCAAACATTAGCAGCTATAACTTTTTATAAACATTATGGTATAGCTAATGGAGCTGGGATAAGAATGCTACAAGCAGGTGGGGTTAATAACTATGCTCAAGCTCATTTAACCTTTTTAACAACAAATGATGGTAATCCTTACACAGCTACTTTATATGAAAGAATGCGTGTAACTAGTGATGGTAATGTTGGTATAGGTACTTCATCCCCATCCCAAAAATTCGAAGTAGTAGGAGGCGAAATTAAAGCAGGTAGAGTTGATTCATCTGCTGAAGGTGGACAAGTAAGTTTTGCTAGAGCATCTGATAATGCTACAGGTTATTATATTGATGTTTATGGAAGTACTTCAACACCTCAACTTCGTTTTATTGATGTTAGTAATGCCTCTGTAAGAATGACTATTGATGGTAGTGGTAAAATAGGTATTAATAATACATCTCCAAATAACTTTGTTGATATATATGATACAACTTATAACTCTAACACAGTAGGAGTATTAGCAGCTAGAACTCGAGGAGGTGGTACTTTTATTACAGGTAGAACAGTAACAGCTGAAACATCAAATCAGACACTAACAATAGCTACAATGAGTTCATCAGGTCCTAACGAAAGAATATTTATTAAAGTTCAAGTAGTAAACGTATCAGCAGTAAGTAACTATGGAAATGTTCATGTTGGATATGCTTTATGGATTGGAGGAGGTAGTAGCACAGTTACAACAATGACTCTAGATTCAGGTAATTCTAATATAAACAATACTAATGTAGGTACCTTAAGTTGGAGTGGAAACAATCTACAGTACACTACTAATAGAGCTGGTAACTATGAATTAAATAGTATCACTATTTGGGCATCAGCTAGAGATACTGGAGTAGTAAGTTAAAATAAAATATTTATACAAAATAAGTCATAAAAGATGTTAATACATAACGCAAACGTAACTGGTTCAATGTATTTGAATGGTGTAGACATGAGTACACTAACAGGCTCAATGTCAACTGAGATATTTAACCAGTTTTCTTCTTCAATAAATGAATTTACAAGTAGTACAGATACTCGTTTAGACAATTTAGAATCATTTAGTTCTAGTTTAGATGCTACTTTCGCCACAGATACTCAATTAACATCTTTGAGTAGTTCTGTAGCGGGAAGATTAACAACAGATGAATCAAATATTTCATCTTTAAATTCTAAAACTGGAAGTTACGCTACTACAGGTTCAAATACCTTTACAGGTACTCAATATGTAAATAATACTACTAACGCTGATGGATTTACATCCACAGCTGCTTTATACACAGACGGTGGTTTAAGAGTAAGTAAAGACGCTTATGTGAGTGGTTCTATGTATGTTAATAACTTAACAGTATATGGAACTCAATCTGTAAACTATATTACTTCATCTCAAGTATTGATAGGAGGAAACCAAATAATATTAAATACAGATTCACCAGCAGTTAGATTTGCGGGTATTAGTGTTTATGATAGTGGTTCAAATCAAGGAGTAACAGGATCTTTATTCTGGGATTCTCAAAATAATAGATGGGTGTATGCTAACCCATCAGGTTCAACTTATGATGGTGGTATGATAATTTCTGGCCCTAGAAATACTAGTGGTTTAGGAAATGAAGCGGGAATGACTAGTAATAGACTAGTAAAAGGACAAGGTGGTGATCACATTACTTCATCTTTAATTACAGATGATGGTACAGCTTTAAGAGTACCTTATACAGTTGAAGTAACAGGATCAGTAAATGCAACATCATTAACTGGTTCTTTAGATGGCTCTAATTTAACAAACAGTTCAGTATCAAACACTAAACTGGCTAATTCTTCAGTCACAGTAACTGCTGGAAGCGGTTTAACAGGTGGAGGAAGCGTTGCTTTAGGGTCTTCTATAACGTTAACTAACGCGGCACCTGACCAAACTGTAACATTAACTAATGGTGGTAATATTACTGTAACAGGTACTTATCCTAACTTTACCTTAACAAACGGAATTACAAACAATAACCAACTCGTTAACGGAGCTGGTTATATAACTGGTATTAATAGTAGTGATGTGACTACTGCTTTAGGTTATACACCTGTTCCAACAACAAGAACTTTAACTATTAATGGTGTAACTTATGATTTAAGTGCTGATAGAACTTGGAGTATAGCAGCTGGTGTAACTAGTTTTAATACTAGAACAGGAGCTGTAACATTACAAGCCTCAGATATTAGTGGTTTAGGTGCTGGTATAGTGAGTGGTTCAAGTCAAATTAGTGGTTTAACTACTTCTAACTTAAGTGCTACTGCTAATATAGCAAATTCTCAATTAGCGAATTCTTCTGTCACAGTAACCGCTGGAACTGGATTAAGTGGTGGTGGATCTGTATCATTAGGAGGATCTATAACTTTATCTAATGCTGGCATAATATCAGCTACAGCAGGTACTGGTATTAGTGTTAGTACCTTATCAGGAAATGTTACTATATCAAACACTGGTTTACTTTCAGGCGCTGCTGGTACTGGTATAAGTGTTAGTACTTTAAATCAACAACTAACAATTACTAACACTGGATTATTATCAGGAGCAGCTGGTACAGGTATTAGTGTAAGTACTCTCAATCAACAGTTAACAATTACTAATACAGGATTGTTATCTGGTGCCGCAGGTACTGGTATAAGTGTTAGTACTCTTAACCAACAATTAACAATCACTAATACTGGTTTATTAAGTGCTGCCGCGGGTACAGGCATAAGTGTTAGTACTTTAAATCAACAAGCTACAATTACAAATACTGGTGTAACTTCACTTACAGCTGGATCTGGTATCAGTTTAAGTGCTAGTACGGGTGGTATTACAGTTACAAATACAATAACAAATAATAACCAATTAACTAATGGTGCTGGTTATATTACTGGTTTATCTTTTGATGGGCTAAGTAGTAAAACAGGTGGTACAGGTACTTATCAAACTTCAGGTGACTTTAGAGCTCCTATATTTTATGATTCAAATGATACAACATATTATTTAGATGCTAGTAGTAGAAGTCAATTAGTTCAATTAGAAGTTTCAAGAGGTGGACCTTATGCTAGTTATAGAGATGCTGACTTAGTTGTTGGTACTGGTACTTCTGATAGAAGAGGATATGGAGCTACTGGTGGATCTAGTATAATGCTTAGATCTTCAGCTAAATCAACTATTACAGCTCTTGATGAAAGCCAAAATCTTGGTCAGATAGCCTATGAAAACCTAGTTTGGACTATAGGAGAAGATATTGGATGGGGAGCCCAAACAATAATATTCCCAGGCAGCGCTCGATCTAGCACAGATATGAGAGCTCCTATTTTCTATGATTCTGACAATACAGCTTACTATCTAAACCCAGCTGGGCAAAATATTGTTAATCAATTAACAGTTGGTTCAACAACAGGTACAGATGTTAGTTTAGGTGTTAATGGTAATGTTCATATAACAGGTGCTAATTATCTTTATCAAGGAGGTTCAATTGGTAGTTCTGGAGGATGGGGTACTAGAGAATATGCTAGTGGAGGAACAAAATATATAAACGCAGCATCATTTTATTTTGATAATACAGGATATGGAGGTAGCTGGTATTTTCAAGTTACTAGTGGAGGTAGTGCTCAAAGTAATATTGATATGAGAGCTCCTATATTTTATGATCAAAACAACACAGGATATTATGTAGACCCAGCAGGTACTTCTTATAATAATCGCGTAGATGTTAATACTCATTACAACTACGGCTGGTATAGAAATTTTACTAATAACACAGGTTTATATAATGAAAATACAACTCAACATTTATCTTCAGCAACTAATGGATACTGGGATGTATCAAGTACAACAAATGCCTCTTCAGGTGTAGTTGGTATTAGATTATATGCTGGTGGTCATGTTAACACATTAAGAGGATATTTTTATTCTGATGGAAGTGGTGTTGGTCTTTTAAACAATCAAGGTGGATGGTCTGTACTAGCATATCAAGGTAGTAGTTACGGAGGTGAATTAAGAGGAGCATGGACAGGAACTGGTGATTTAAGAGCTCCAATATTCTATGATTCAAATAACACAGGATATTATTTAGATCCTAGTACAACAGGTACATCATTATATGTAGCTGGATTATTATCTACTACAAAATCATCAGGAACATATTTTTCAGCTAATGGAGCTGGAGATGATACATTTGGATTTAATCCTTCATATGGAACTTATATAGGAGGTGCTCAAGCAAATAGTAGATACCTTTACTCAGGAAATTCATCATATAGTGGCCCTGTATGGTATAATGGTAGCAGCATTCAAACTATTTGGCATACAGGTAATGCTTCAAGAGCAGGTAATAGTAATCTAATGTATTATCAAAGTTTTACACTTGATGCTAATACAATGGATAGTAATGCTACAGGCTTTACTTATTCTGTTAATGCTCCATTCACAGGTCCTATAGTAAGAATTAGCGCGGGTGGATCATATGATTTATGGTTAGGAGGAAATTATGGTGGAAGTGGTACTGAATTTTATCTAAGAACTAGAAATGGTGATAATGCTACTTTTAATCCTTGGAGAAGAATATGGACTAATGCTGATAGTACAATATCGGCTGGTGGTGATTTTAGAGCTCCTATTTTCTATGATTCAAATAACACAGCATATTATTTAGACCCAGCTAGTACATCAGTATTAAATGCTATTAGATTTGGTACATCTACAAATAATGCTACTTTATCTGGAAATGGAGACTGGGGAGTTAGATTTAATAATGACGCAGGTTGGATTCAACTTGGACCCGCTAATACAGGATGGGCGCATATTTACTCAAATCTTAACTTTTACATGAATACCCACCTTTGGGTAAGTGGTGGATATAAAGTGACTGCTTGGGACTTTAATAATGGAAGTGGTGCTTTATATGCTAGTATATTTTATGATGCTAATGATACAGGATATTATCTAGATCCAAATAGTACATCAGATTCAGCTTTAAGAATTAGAGGTGGTGCGTTACATGGTCCTAATGTGACTTGGGGTAAATACCTTTTAGTTGGAGGTGATGGTAGACAAAATAGAACTAATGATACTGATGTAGCTTCTGTTTGTACTACAAATGGTAATTTACATCTAGATGCTGCTAGTGGATATCAAACATATATTAACTGGTATGATGGAAGTGAATTTATATTTGGAGCAGGAGATAGTGGTACAGAAATAATGCATGGTTATAACAACTATGTTATTGCTAATGGCTCATTTAGAGCTCCTATCTTTTATGACTCAAATAATACAGGATATTATATAGACCCAGCTAGTACATCTAATTTATATGCTTTTCAAAGTGGATATTTTTATGTGAACGGGAATGGTTATTCAACAGCAAATGCTGATCAATGGCCTTATATATATTGGTTAAGGGATACCGGTGCTGGATGGGATGAAGGATTAATTAAAGCTAGCTCTTCAAGAGGATTTTTTAGCAAAGCAGGTTTTGGTATTCATATGGATTCTAGTAAATCATTCCATGTATTTTCTTCAGGATGGACAGCTAACTTTGGTGTTGAACATGGTGGTACAGCCATAGCTGCTGGTTCATTTAGAGCGCCTATTTTTTATGATAATAATGACACTAGTTATTATGTTAACCCAAATAGCACCACAAATTTGTATAAATTAGTGGCTACTAATGGAATAACAGGAGGTTCTAGTAGCCATACTATAGGATCTAATTTAGGAGCTACAGCTATTACTTGGAATAATTCTCAGTTAGAATTAGTATGTACTGATGCTGGAAATGTTGGACTATCTTTCCATAGAGCAGGGTATACAGCTACTTCTTTCTATCACACAGGAGGATCTACTTTGTATACTCCTGGACTTATAGAAGCAGGAGGTGATTTAAGAGCTCCTATATTCTACGATTCAAATAATACAGGATATTATTTAGATCCAAATAGTACATCTAGACTTAATGTTAGTATAACTAATACAAGTTATTTTGGAACAGACACAAACAAAGGATATGCTCAAGGATTTAATACATATTCAACTTCTTTACATAAAATAGGTTATATATCTTTTGACTGGGATGCTAATTATAATACTTATTCTAACCATGGGATAGCTTCCACCAACTCAGATGGTAACTTTAGTGATAATATGTCTATCAATTCATATAATGATATTACATTAAGACTTGATAGTAATGCTAATAATAGTACTTCTTATGTTAGATATATGAATGATACTACTGGAGCTAATCAGTTTGCTTATATAGGTTATAATGGTAGTGCTTATGAAGCTTACTTCACAGGTACTGTATATGCAACTGGAGATGTTATAGCATATTATTCTGATGCTAGGCTTAAAAAAGACATTATAAAGATTGATTCTGCTTTAGATAAATTATCTAAGATTAATGGTTACTATTATAAACCAAATGAAATAGCTCTTAGTCAACAAAACGGTGAAAAAGATGAAAGAAAAATTGGTGTAATAGCACAGGAAATACAAGAAGTATTCCCTGAAGTAGTAGAATTTGCTCCGTTTGACAGAGATGAATTTGGAAACTCAAAATCAGGTGAGGATTACCTCACAGTAAAATATGAGCGTTTAGTACCTGTATTAATAGCTGCTATCAAAGAACAACAAGTACAAATTGATGAATTAAAATCTATTATAAATGGCCTTACCAAGTAGTGGACAATTAAGTATAAATCAAATTAGAAATGAAATAGGTACTAGTAATGGCAGTTTAAGGTACCTTAGCTCATTAGCTGGATTTTCAACACCAGATGCTATAAGTGACTTTTATGGTTATTCAAATGTTGTAACTTTATATATGGACTATTCTCTACCTTCTTATGCTACTTGTTATAATTACTATATATTTGGAGCTAATGTTTCAAATTTTACCAATGTTAGCACTGATGTACAAGTAACAATATATTGGTATGGAGATTTAGGTGGATATATGTATGGTACCGTTGTAATATATGCTGGAACCTCTTGTAACACAGTTAATATATACTCAGGAGGAGGTGTAAACTGTTGGGGAGAAAACTTTAGTTATGCCTTTATTCCAGCGACTGGTATATATCCATCATCTTATGGTAATCAAACATATCAACCAGGTAATCAATTAACTTATTATCCTTGTTAAAACAAATTTGGTTGTTTTTCAAACTTATTGTATATTTATATATATAAAATAAAAAAATACATATTATGACTTTAGTTATTATCTTAGTAATCGCTGCTGTTGTAACAGCGTTTATTATCAACAGTAAGAAAAAAGAAAAATCAATTTCTCATGTTGAAGACTTAGCCCCTGAATCAACACCAGCTCCAACAGTTATGGCTGAAGTTGCTAAAAGTGAAGCTGCTAAGAAAAAAACAGCTGCTAAAAAACCAGTAGCAAAAACAAGCGCAAAAAAAGTAGTTAAAAAATCAAAATAATATATGGAAAAAGTTACATTAAAATTACATGAGTTCTATCAATTAGAAGCTGAACTTAATGGTGTTGTGAATAATCAAACAGGCGAAGTACTTTCTAAAGGTTTATTGTCTGAAAAAATTAAGTTATCAACTAAATATTGGTTAACTGAATTAGGTAAGAAAGTAGCTGCTGAAAAAGAAGCTGTTGAAAAACTTAAAGAAGACTTAATTAGAAAACACGGAACTGAAGATGATAAAGGTGGAATTGCTATTCCAATGTATATCAATATTGTAACTAACGAACAAGGTGAAGTTACTAGCAGAGATGTTAATCCTAAGTTTGTTGAGTTCCAAAATGAATTTAATACTCTTTTACAAGAAGAAAAAGAATTAGAACATAAAGAATTTAAACTAGCTGATTTCGATAATGTAGAATCAGAAGGTGTTTATGTTACTTTCTTCAAACTTGTAAAACCTGAGTAATGAGTGATGTTAAAAAATTAACAGCTGAAGAATTACAGTTAGTTAAAAATATCAAAGCTGAATATACTGAACTAGCTATGGCTTTAGGTGAGTTAGAGATTGAAAAATCTCGTTTATTAGATTTACGTAAAGAATTATATAATAGAGAAAGTAGTTTAGCACAACAACTCCAAGACAAATATGGTCAAGGATCTATTAATTTAGATACAGGAGAAATAACTCAATAATATGTATTGTTAGGTGTTAGGAGTTAATATAGAAGAACCTCGGCAGTAATGCCGGGGTTTCTTCGTTTTATAAATTATTTCATATATTTATCAGTAGACAAAATCTATTTAAAACATGGCGCAAGAAACATTAATTTCTCCAGGTGTACTAACACGTGAGAATGATTTATCTCAAATAACACAGTTACCTCCAACCGTTGGTTTAGCATTAGTTGGTCCAACTGTTAAAGGAAAACCAAATATTCCTACTGTAGTTACTTCATATAGTGATTACGTTAACCGTTTTGGTGGTTCATTTGTTAGTGGTGGTGCTAGCTACGAATTTTTAACTTCAATAGCTGCTTACAACTACTTCCAACAAGGTGGTGAATCAATTTTAGTAACAAGAGTAGTGAGTGGATCTCATACTCCATCATCTGCTAGTGTTTGGGCTACTGGTAGCTTATTAAGCAATCCAAGTTCAATAACTGCTTCATTCACTTTAGAATCATTGAATGTTGGTTTAATGACTAACAACAGTAGTTCTATTTTAAGTAATAATAGCTTATCAAGTGGTTCTACAGAAAACATTAGATGGGAAATTAGAAATGTAAACTCAGGAAGTGGTACATTTACTTTGTTAATTCGCCGTGGTGATGATAATCCAAATACACCTGTTATCTTAGAAACATATACAAACGTATCTTTAGATCCTAACTCAACAAATTATATTGAGCAAGTGATTGGTAACCAATCTCAAACAGTTCAGTATGATGCTGATATGGGTGGATATTATATTCTTACTTCTGGTGACTATCCAAACAATAGCCGCTATGTAAGAGTACAATCAGTTAACAAACCAACTCCAAACTACTTTAACAACGCAGGTGGAGTAGGTGTTGATACAGCTACTGGTTTAAGCTATTCAGCTTCATTACCAATCAATGGTAGTGGTTCATTTGGTGGTTCATTTACAGGAGGTGCTGGTAATGATATTCCATTTATTGGTAATACTTTATTTGGTAATATCGGAGCTGTAAGCCAAGGTTTATATGCTAACCAATATATTACAGCAAGTAATATTTTATCTAATAAAGATGAATATGATTATGAATTATTAATCACTCCAGGTTTGATCCAAAATACACACACAACTGCTGTAGCTAACTTTATTTCAAACGCTGAAGAAAGAGGTGATTTCTTCTATATCACTGATTTAACACGTTATAATGTTCCATTTAACACTCCAATTAATGCAGCTAATACTATAGATACTAACTATGCTGGTGCTTATTGGCCTTGGGTTCAAGTAATATCTCAAGAAACTGGTAAGTTAGTTTGGGTACCTGCTTCAACTATTATGGCTGGTGTTTATGCATTTAACGATAATGTAAGTGCTGAATGGTTTGCTCCTGCTGGTTTAAACAGAGGTGGATTAGGTGGTGTTATTCAAGCTGAAAAGAAATTATCTCCAACAAATCGTGATAATTTATATGCTGCTAGTGTTAACCCAATCGCTACTTTCCCTAACGTAGGTGTAACAGCATTTGGTCAGAAAACATTACAACAAAAAGCTTCAGCTTTAGATCGTATCAACGTTCGTCGTTTATTAATTGCTCTTAAGCGTTATATTGGTAATGTAGCTAAGACATTAGTATTCGAACAAAATACAACTGTAACAAGAAATAGATTCTTATCTCAAGTTACTCCATACTTAGAAAGTGTACAACAAAGACAAGGTTTATATGCTTTCAGAGTAGTAATGGATGATACAAATAACACTCCAGATGTAATCGATAGAAATCAGTTAGTAGGTCAAATTTACTTACAACCAACTCGTACAGCTGAATTTATCTTACTTGATTTCAACATCTTACCAACTGGTGTAGAGTTCGGAAGCTAATAAAAAAATAAAAAATGAGTAAAAGAATATTAAAAGAATTTGAAGACGACGCAGCAGCCGATCAAGCGGTTGCTGGCGTTGTTTCTTCATTAACAAAACTTGCCTCTGCAGTTTCGAATGCTAAAGATTACTCTCGTGTAGTTGAAGCAATAATGAAATGGTTGAAAAATAAAAAAGGTTCTCAATTATCTAGTCTTGACAGTAATCCAAACTATAAAATGGTAATGAATTACTTAAACAAGATGCAATCAGATGTTGAAACTGAAAAACAACCAGTTGCGCAAGAAAAATAAACCGTTAATATTTATATAAAATAACAATACAATGGCAGTATTAGATCCTACCGAAATTATGTTTACAGCGTTTGAACCAAAAGTTCAAAATCGCTTCTTAATGTATATAGATGGTGTACCATCATACTTAATTAAAAAAGCTTCAACCCCATCATTTAACGCAGGTGAAATCGTATTAGATCACATCAACGTTTACCGTAAAGTTAAAGGTAAAGTAAGATGGAATGATATGACTTTAGAAATGTATGATCCTGTAACTCCATCTGGTGCTCAAGCTGTTATGGAATGGGCTCGTTTGGCTCACGAATCAGTAACAGGCCGTGATGGTTACTCTGACTTCTATAAAAAAGACTTACGTTTAGACATTTTAGGTCCAGTAGGTGATGTAGTAGGTGAGTGGATTATTAAAGGTGCTTTTGTTAAAGAAGCTAACTTTGGTGAATATGATTGGTCAAATGAAGCATATATCTCTATTACATTAACTGTAGCTATGGATTATTGCATATTGAATTACTAATCTAGAAATAACACAACTATTAAGAGCCGTCCATTTGGACGGCTTTTTTTATCTTCGTATATTTATATATATAAAATTAATAAAACGTTATGGAGCAAAAATTTAAGTTTCCTACTGAACAGATTGATTTACCTTCTAAAGGATTAATCTATCCAGAATCATCACCATTATCTTCAGGTGTAGTTGAAATGAAGTATATGACCGCTAAAGAAGAAGATATTCTATCTAACGCAAACTTTATTCGTCAAGGTACTGTTATCGATAAATTATTACAATCAATGATTGTAACACCAGGAGTTGATTATAATGAATTATTAAATGGTGATAAAAATGCTATTTTAATAGCAGCACGTATTTTAGGTTATGGTAAAGACTATGAGTTTGTTTACACTGATCCTAACACAGGTGTTAGCGAAAGAGCTAAAGCTGACTTAACAACAATTGAAGCAAAACCAATTGATGAATCATTATTTACTAGAGGTAAAAATGAATTTGAATTCTTACTTCCATTCTCAAAAATCACTGTTACATTTAAGTTATTAACACATGGTGATGACGCTAAAATAGAGAAAGAAATAAACGGAATGAAAAAAATTAACGCTAATGGATCTTATGATGTTACAACTCGTTTGAAACATATGATTATAGCAGTTAATGGAGATAGAGATTCAGCTACTATTAGAGAATTCGCTGATAATATGTTAGCTAGAGATGTTAAAGCATTACGTGAGTATATCAATAAAATAACTCCAGATGTTAATATGAAAGTTGAAATTATTAAAGCTAATGGCGACGTAATGGAGGGCGTTGATTTACCAATTGGAGTTAACTTTTTTTGGCCTGACGCCGGCTTATAAAAAAATATTATTAGAAGAAATATTTTTACTTTGTTATCACGGTAATGGTGGTTGGACACATGATGAAGCTTATAATTTACCAATAAGATATAGACACTATTATATTCAAAAGATAGCTGAAACAGCTCAAAAACAACAAGAAGAAATAGATAGTAAATTTAAATTTAACAACGGTACAGAACAAGCACAATCTAGTAAAAAAATAAAAGAAAGACCACCAATACCAGATTTCGCATTTACAGCAAAAGCGCCCAAGAAATAGGGCGCTTTCATATTTATACCCGGTATAAACTAGTATAAATGGCTGATCCACAAGATATACAGAATCAACAAGCAATGAATGATGAATTAAGGGTGACGAATAGTACCCTTGTTTCAATTGCTAATAATTTGTCTGAGCAATTAAAGTTGCAACAAAAAATAGGAAATGAAGTTGAAAAAACAGCTCAAGAGTACTATAAAGATATAGCCAGATCTCTTAAAACAGCCTCTAAAGATGTTTTCACTATAGCTACAAACCAAGAAGCTATAAGTCGTGGTGCTTTAAAATCTAAAGAAGTACAAAACCAAATTAGTAAAGCGTTACAAGAACAAAGTAAGACTAGAGAAACATTTGTTTTACTAGAGAGAGAAATTGGTTCATTAACTCAAGAAGAAATACAGTGGAGAGAAGATGCTTTAGAAGCTAGTGAAAGACAATTAGCTGTTCTTAGAGGACAATTTGTTGAAGCTAAAAAAATAGAAAAAACAGCTGGTGTAATTGCGGATACATTTACTGGTTTAGCTAAAATACCTATTGTAGGTAAATTAATTGAAGCTGATGAAATAGTTAAATCTATAAATTTAAAAGCAGCTCAAACAGGTAGTTCATTTAAAGCTCTTGGAGCAGGTGTATCAGAAGCTGTTACTCAAATGTTCAGTAAAGCTCTTGACTACACTGTTCTTATAAGTGCTCAAATCTTTATAATTAAAAAAGCATTTGATTTATTTAATAATTATGATGAGCTACTAACTAATCAAGCTAAACAATTAGGTATAAGCAGAGACGAATCTGAAAAATTATACCAATCAGCTACTCTATATTTAACCACTCAGCAAAATGCTTTCTTAAATGAAGAAAGAATATTAAAAGCTAGATATGCTTTAAATGATGCTATGGGCACATCTATAGCTATGAGTAATGAAGAAGCAGGTGTAGCCGCTAGATTATCTGAGTTGTATGGTTTAAGTGCTGATGAAAACGCTAAAATATTCCAATTAGGTAAAGCTACAGGCCAAACTAATAAAGCTGTTCTTGATACTGTTGTTAAAACAGCAGTACTTCAGAAAGCTCAAGTTGGTGGCACTATATCGTATCAAAATATTTTAAAGAAAGTAAGTGGTGTTAGTGGTGATATATTAACTAGGTTTAAAGGTAATGTTACTGAACTAACTAAAGCTGTAATGCAAGCTGATAGATTAGGTTTAACATTAGAACAAGTAGATAAAGTAAGTGAATCATTACTTAATTTTGAATCATCAATTGAAAATGAACTTAAAGCAGAATTATTAACTGGTAAAGCTCTTAATTTAGAAAGAGCAAGATCAGCTGCTTTATCAGGTGATACAGTCAAATTAATGACTGAAATAAAAAATCAAGTTGGTAGTATTAGTAAGTTTGAGAGAATGAATACAATACAAAGGCAAGCATATGCTGAAGCCTTTGGTATGACAGCTAGTGAGATGGGTGATATGCTACGTAAACAAGAACTTGAAAGTAAGTTTGCAGCCGCAGGAGCTAAATCAGCTCAAGAAAAATTAGATTATGCTAAAGCTAATAATTTAACATTATCTGAAGCTGTTGAAAAAGATCTTGAACAAAGAAGTTTAACTGATTTACAACGAGATACATTTAAACAAATTCAATCTGTATTAACACAAATAGTAGCTGGTCCAGGTAGAGAATTTGGACTAATGCTAAAAAGTGCTCTTGAAAACGTTTTATCAATTGTTAAAACATTCAGAGAAATGACTGGTGGAAAATTAGGTGGTGCTTTAGGAGCACTATTAATAGGTTTTCCAGCTGTATTAGGTGTAGCTAGATTATTTATTGGTGGTATAAGAGGACTTTTAGGTATGCCTGGTAGTCGTATTAATCCTGGTTACCAATATGTTTTAAATCAAGGTATGGGTGGAGGAATGGGTGGAGGAATGACACCAGGTATGGCAGGAGGAGCAGGAAAATTCTATAAAGGAGGACAATTCCTTCCTGGTGGTGGTAGAGCTCCAGTTGGTGGTACATTTGTTCCAGCTGCAGGTGGTGGATTTAGAGGATTTATGGGTGCTGGAGGATATGGATTAGCAGCAATGGGTGTTGGTTTAGCTACATCAGCTATTACTTCAAATATGGAAGCTGGAGACAGCAGAACAGCTGTGAGTACAGTTGGAGGAGCCGCTTCAGGTGCTTTAACAGGCGCTGCTATAGGCTCTGTAATACCAGGTCTTGGAACAGTTGCTGGAGGTGTTATTGGTGGATTAATTGGTGGTATCTATAGCTTAGTAGGTGAAATGAAAGAAGAGCGTGAAGCACAAAAAGCTAAAGAACAAGCTGCATCTGAATTTGAAGCTAAGAAGTTACAAATGTTAGAAGATCTATCACTTAGACCAGTTAGAATTGATTTAGGTACTGACACTGTTATGAAACAAGTTATCAACCAAAATCAATATGGACCTAGTGATTTTGCTTAAAAATAATTAACATTATCAATATTTATATAAAACAATTAATACCATGGCATTATTTGACAAATTAAAAACAGGCTTATTAGGTCTTGGTGGACAACCAGGCCCTAAGTTTGAAAATGAAGGACAACGTACTTCATCTAACATTCAAGCCTTAGCTAAAAATAACACATTAGTATCATCTCAGGATTTAATATCTGGTAGAATATATGGACCTGCTCAAAACAGAACTAAAGTAGCTCCTTCTACATTAGACTTAAATGGAGTTACTCCTCAACAATATACTAATTCATTAGGTTCAGCTAACGCTGCTGCTTCAGCTCAATTCAATTCATCTACAGGTACAGGATTTACACTTGAAAAAAGATTAGCTTTTAGTGGTTTAGGTTTACAAGGTAAAACCCAACCACCATTTGAAAGTGTAGAACAAATGACTACTTCAGATATTCAAGCTAAAGCTAGTAATAATATTTTACAATCATCTCAGGATTTATTATCTGGAAGAAAATACGGTAAAGGAAGATTTACAGTATTTGTTCCTGCCTCTACTTTAGATGGTAGTGGATTACCAATTGGAGATGTTTACAAGAATAAAGGACCTAAAGAAGGAAGATACTAATGCCTTTTTCAAATTTAAATAGAGCTTGGTCTAATTTAGCTGACTACTATAATAGAGTCACTAGTGATGGCGTTTTTGCTAGCACTATTAATAATCCAAATGTAACATACACTCAAAAACCAAATCTTCCTAAGACTAAATATAGTACTTTTGATGATGGTTTGATTCGTGGTGGAGCTATAAATGTAGGAATAGCAGCTAGTAGAGATTTTGTTCGTGTGGGTAATTTTCTAAAATCACCTAAAGGATTACTTTGGATAGCTAAACAAGCTGGATTACAATTATCTAACCCTAAGTTAGAACAGCCATCTCCAGGCACTGATGGATTTGAAGGTAGATTTACAAATAATACTAGAGTATATAATTTAGGTTTAAATACATTAACTCAAGTTCCACTTAATGCTTTAGGTGGACATATTATTAGACATGGTTTATTACCTAAAAATGGAGTTGGATTTTTAAAAGGAGATAGCTATAACATATATGGTTACAAATATGAGCAAATTGTTAAACAAAATGATTTAAAAAGTAGACAAGATAGTAAAGCATTTACTTACAATTACTCATCACCTACTTCAACAACAAAAACATATTCAGCCCCCACAGCACCTTCAGCTGCTGGAGTAGGATCAGGATATAAAAACTCAATACCAACAGGAGATACTCCTGTACCTCAACCTGGAGGAAGTATTTTTTTAGACGCTCAAGGAAATCCAATATCTAGAGACCTAGGAGATGTAACTGTAGGAGCATCTAAAAAAGCAACTAGTACTTTAAGTTATAGTGGCTCTCCAAATAGACTACTAACATATTTAAAAGCTATAAATACTGATCCTAAATTAGGTGATATACCTGTGAGAGATGATGATGGTAATGTAATAGGAACAAAGAAAGATGATACTTTTAGAATTAGTTCAACTATACTTTCCCCAATTACTTTACAAAGTTATAATGGTGGGGCAAATAGTGTTTATGGTATAGGTACAACATTTATAAGAACATCTCCTGATCAACGCACTAATGCTTCTAATAATGAAACTGATCCTAAAGTTAAATTATTAAATGGATTTAAAGCTAGAAGCTACGCTGCTCTTGACACTATATCAACAAATATAAGTTCAGATAGAAATAACAAAACTTATATATATCCACTTGTAGATGCTTCTAAAGCTGATGGGGATATTAACACATATAACATTGAGAACTATCTTGGTGTTTCTAGAGTAGGAGCTAATAATCCAAACAGAACTATAGATTCTATAAATATTATTGATATAACACCTAGTAGTGGTAGTGATGGTTTCTATGCTAATTTAACCAAAGCAAGCTCAGATGTTATATTAAGTTATAAAACAACTGACGCAAATGGTGGTGAACGTTCTTTAATGGGAGGTGTTTATGGTAAAGATATAATTAAATTTAGAATTGAATTTTTAAATAACGATACTCAACAAACTAACGCTTCACTAGCTGATGTTAATACTGATGTTTTAGCGTTTAGAGCTTACATTGATGATTTTACAGACGGAATGCAAGCCAAATGGAACTCATACAAATATATGGGACGTGGTGAAGATTTTTACATATATGAAGGATTTACAAGAGATATAAGTGTAGCTTTTACTATATACACTCACTCACCAGAAGAGATGAGACCAATATATAAAAAGTTAAATTATTTAATGTCTACATTTACTCCTGATTATAATAGTGCTAACAGAATGAGAGGAAATATAGCTTACTTAACAGTAGGTGATTATTTATATAGACAACCAGGAGTATTTACTGATATTAAATTATCAGGAATGTTAGATACCCATTGGGAAATTGGTTTAGATAAGTATAAAATTGGTGATAATGAATTTAATTATTTAGAATTACCTAAACATATTAAAGTAAACTTATCATTTAAACCAATACATACTTTCTTACCAAGAAAAGTTAATAATACATTCAAACCAACATTTATTACTCCAGATCCGGCGTATAACATAACTAACAACTATGTAAAGTAATTATGAATAGATATAAAGACATACCAATTATTAGAACAAAACCAACAGTCCAATATCCTAAAGTAATTAACTATAGAGCTTCTGTTAGATACCCAGATATTCCTTTATCAGAAGATGATATTTATTTATATACAATGAGAGGAGATAGGTTAGATAATTTAGCCTATCAATTTTATGGTGACTCAACTTTATGGTGGATACTATCTGTAGCCAATCCAGATTTACCAAATGACTCATTGTACCCAACAATTGGTTTTCAATTAAGAATACCACAAAACATATCAGATATTATAAATTCATTTGATAATCTAAATGTTGATTCTATCAATGATGAAAATATAATACCTAATATAAGTTAAAATAATATGTTATGTCAATATTCAATAGTACTTTTCCAAAATACGTAGCTGGGCAAATTACCGCTCGAAAAGAGATGGTAAATAAAAAAACGAATAGGGGTAGTGATTTCATGCAATTCACTACTGCTAAAAATTCGTGGGTACGAATGGTTTCAATGACTAATGTAAATAACTCTGATAGTCTATCTAAACAGTGGGTTTTATATGGTGGTGTACCTATAAAAGGAACAAATGATTTAAGATATGGTGTAGGTAATGGAGGAAACAATGGTGTTTATTTTAGTGATCTAAATAATGATCCTAAACAATCCTCTTCTAATGATAAACCTTATGGTTATAGACCAATGCCTGGTATAACATCAGTTCAATCTATAAACAAAGGTACTTTTGGTTCATTAAGACAAACAACAGTTAAATTTATATGTTGGGATAAATACCAATTAACCCAACTAGAAAAATTATACATGAGGCCAGGATTCTCTGTTTTTGTAGAATGGGGATGGTCTTTATATATCGATCATAAAGACCCAAGTAGTATAAATGCATCTCCAGCTGCTTCTGGTCCAGTATCAATAAGTAATCTTGTAGCTTATCCTATTGATCCTTTTGGAATAACTGATATTCAAACAACATATAATCAAATTCATAATGCCTCTGAAAAATATAGAGGAAATTATGGTGCTGCTTTAGGGTATGTTACTAACTATTCTTGGCAAATGTTACCTAATGGAGGATTTGAATGTACTACTGTTATAATATCTCATGGTAATGCAATAAATGAAATTAAAGCATCTAGCAATCCATTTACTATACTTGGATCTAAAACAGTAGGTGAGTCTCGTCTTACAGCCACACTTGATCCAGACCCTTCTAAAGGAGTTGTTGAACAACCTGTATTAAGTAATTTTGAGAAAATATTTTTAAATTTAAAAGCATATAAAAATCAATCTGAGATTTTTGATCCTAGAGGAGAATTTTATGTTAAATATGATAATGTTGTTCTACCTCCAGGTGATCCAGCTAGATTAGCTTCATCCCAGCAAATTCAACAATATGTTATTAAAACAGTTGATGAAGAAATTAGACCAAAAATACAAGAATATTCAACTAAAAGTCCTTTTATAACAACAAAAGATTTTAAACTTGATACATATTCTTATACAATTGGTGATACCTTTCCATTTAATGTTAGTTCAAGTTGGATAAAACCAACTAATGGATCATCAAATGGAAATGGTTTTGAATATATTATATTTGATGAGCTTATTGAAATATTAGAAACATTTTTTATACCTAAAGACGAAAATGGTCAAGCTATTATTAAGCTTGTAGAAGCATATGAAGGAAGATATGCCGCGTGTGAAGACACAGTTTCTATAGACCCAACAATATGTTTATTAAATAATCCATATGCTGAATTTTTAGTAAATGGAAAAAATGTTTATAATCGTGAAGGATTTCAACCTATCTTATATACACCAACAGCCGCAGCTACAACTACAAACATTTCCGCTAGTTTTGAAAACGGAAAAACTATTTATGAGACTGTAGTATCAATAGGAAATAGAAAAGCTAAAAATGATAGTGATCCTGTTTTAAAATTAAATTTAGGTAATGTCTATGTTAATATTGATTGTATATTAGAAACATATAGAAGTTTAATTAGTAGTGATGGTGTATCTATAGTTGATTTTTTAAATGCTTTATTAGAAAAAATATCATTTGCTTTAGGTGGAGTTAATGATTTTAAAATTTATAATAATGGAAACCGACTTAGGATTATAGATACTAAGTATTTAGAAATATCTTCTGATCCTGAAGGTGATTATAGTGCTAAGTATAAATTTGATCTTATAGGTCTAAAAAGTGTTTGTAGAGATGTTAAAATAAATTCTCGTGTATTCTCAGAACAAGCTAGTATGATCGCTATAGCAGCTGCTAATGCTGGTCAAACTAATAATACATTAGCCAATTTAGGTGATTTATATACTTCAACTCAACAACATCTTAATTCTGGTTTAAAAGATAGACTAATAAGAGAAGCTTATGTTACTAATCCAAGTGAAGCAGTAGGTGGTGGAGGCATACCTCCAGGCTTAGCTCCATATTATGATCTATACTGGAATACTATAGATCCTTTAGAAAAATATCTTCAACGTAAAGTTATAGGCTCAGGTAGTTTATCTGATCCAACAGAAACAATTATAATTCCAACTCAAGAAGAAGTTCAAAACGCTTATTCTTTATTAAATACTCATTTAATGCAATTAAATGGTAAAGATTTAGATTATAAAGCAATTATACCTTTTGAATTAGAAATTACTCTTGATGGTATCTATGGATTTAGTATAGGTGAAGTTTATACAATAGATGAATCAGTTTTACCTGAAGTTTATACAGGTACAAAAAATCAAGATAGAAAAGTTGGTTTTATCCTTACTGGTGTTCAACAAGATTTACAAAACAATGATTGGACTACTACTTTAAAAGGACAAATGTGTTTATTAGACAATGATAAAATAGAAAATTCTCTTAGAAAAGTAGAAAAAGACAAAATCAAATCAATCATCAGTGGAATAAGAGCTGGTCAAGCTAAGATGGGATATCTGGCTTGGGCTATGGTTGATTATTTATTATTCCTAACAGTTAATGCTTTATCAAAAGATGGTGTAGAAAAAGCAAGCAGACCATTTTTATCTGGAACTAATGCTTTACCTAAATTTGAAGGTTTAACAGGAAAATGTTCAGGAAATTATGAATTCAAATATGAAACAGGAATAGATGCTGTTTATTCTAGAGGTAAAGATTCATTCTGGGGTACACCATTAAAAAAAGTTTTACAAAATACTAGTAAAACAACAAAAAGTACAGATAGTACTGATGAAGCAAAAGGATTAGAAGATATTAGAGCAAGTTTAGATGCTACTACTTTTACATTAATGCCTTTTTATGATAGAACTGTAGCTGATGATACAAGAACAAATACATACTTATATAAATGGTGGAAAGAAGCATCAACAAAAGGATACCCTAATTTCCCAGCTACATTTAAAGAAATATTAGTATATGATGATGGTGGTGGTACAACAATAGATATGTCTCCACACTTATATACATCTGGTGGTGGTGCTAGTTCTAATTTTGATCGTTGGATGTATGCTTATAATGTATATAAAGGAGTAGGATCTGTAACTGGTAATGAATTATTTATTTATAGAGAATTTGATGGTGGAACTGAATTTTCACCAGCTGGTCTTCTACGAAGTAACTATTCAACAGTAACTGAACTAAATAATAAATGTGAAGCGTATGCTGGTATATTCTATAATACTTATACTAGAGCAGTAGCTTTAGATTTAAATAAGTTGAGAAACAAATATAGAGGACTTATATTTAGTCATATAAATAACGATTGGGGAACCGATGGAAGATTTGTTAGATTATCAAGTGCTGATGCTAGTTTAGAAACTGATTTAGCAGTTAATACTAGACCAGCTCCATACTTAATATCATGTACAGAAGTTCCATTTGCTAATCCAGAACTTAAAACATCTGAAGTACCTTGGTATTTAGAGTGTAAATAATTAATAAAGAACAAATGTATATTTCACCATCACAAATAGTAGAAGTAGGGTATGACCAAGGATACCGATTTGTTCTGGCTTATAACCAAGAATATTACACTGGATTTTATCATAAAGATGTATTCGGAAGATATTGGACTGGACAAGAACATACTGTATCATCTATTTTATTAAATGATACATTACCCCCTCCACCTGCTGATTATAATGATCCTAATAATATAGTTAAAAACACAGTATTTACTCAAACATTTACTGATCGTTACAATATAGATTTATCAGCACCATTATTAAATGGTGATTTTATAGAACCAACTACAGAAGACTATAATAAAGGATATTTTATTCGTTATGTAGCTAAGTTAAAAACTTCTGAACAACCATATATAGTAGAATTAAATTATAATAACTACATTACTTTCTCTAGAGATAGACAATCAGTTATTTATTATGATTTTATTTCATTACCATGGATGTTAGTAGGACCTGAAACTGATGTTTACAATGGTAATATAAAAATATTATCTGGAATTGTAGATACTAATTTAAGATCAATACAACAAGCTTCATTAGTTATTCCTGAGTTAACATCATATTTTACTGATTTAACTCAATATGCTCAAATAACAAATTATAATAACATTATTGGAGAAGGTGATCCAACATACACTGCTCCTCTTAATGCTTCTGATCCAGGAGCTTATGTTCGAGTAATGGATACTGCTCCTTCATTAGCAGCATCGTTAACTCCTTCAGTTAGTATAACACCAACAATATCAATTACACCTAGTGAAACACCATCAATAAGTGCTACACCATCTATAAGTGTAACTCCTTCTATTAGTATATCTAATACACCTAGTATTACACCAAGTATTTCAATTAGTAATACACCTAGTTTAACACCAAGCATAAGTGTGACACCTAGTATTAGTATATCTAATACTCCAAGTATAACGCCTTCTATTTCTATTAGTAATACACCAAGTGAGACACCAAGTGTAACTCCAAGTATTTCTATAAGTAATACTCCAAGTACTACTCCTAGTATTAGTATTTCAAACACACCAAGTGTAACTCCTTCAATTAGTATTAGCGCTACACCTTCAATAAGTGTAACACCTAGTATTTCAATTAGTAATACACCTAGTTTAACACCAAGTATAAGTGTAACACCTAGTATTAGTATTTCAAATACACCTAGTGCTACACCATCTATTAGTATAAGTGCTACACCAAGTGAAACACCAAGTATAAGTGTTACACCTTCAATATCTATAAGTAACACACCAAGTGCTACTCCAAGTATTAGTGTAAGTAATACACCAAGTATAACTCCAAGTATTAGTATCACACCAACAGTGACACCTACTTCTACACCAAGTATGACTCCATCTACATCTAATCCTTTAGATGGTGAATATTATGGTATAGCTGATACAGCTTATGCTGCTTGTTTTGGTCCAACAACATCTATATTAGTTTACGATGCTGACCAGCCATTAGAAATAGGTGAATTCCTATATCAGGTACCAGCTGGAACTGATACTTGGACAATAGCTGAAATTCAAGCTTTAGTAGGTAGCTCAGCTACAACATTCTATTTAACAGGACCTGGCATACCAGTTGGAACTTATTTAGAAATTACTGATAATGGAGGAAGCGCTTATGTTTCTAATTCAGGAGCTTGTGTATCCCCAACTCCAACAGCTACACCTTCAATTAGTGTAACTGCAACACCATCTGTCACTCCAACTTATACTGCCACACCTAGCATCAGTATTTCAAATACACCAAGTGTAACACCAAGTATAACTCCAACATCTACTGTTACTCCAAGTATTTCTGTTAGTAATACTCCAAGTATTACATCCACACCTAGTGTGACACCAAGTATTAGTATTTCTAGTACTCCAAGTATTACACCTTCAATTAGTGTATCTAATACTCCAAGCTTAACACCAACAAATACAGCCACCCCTAGTGTGACACCAAGTATTAGTATAAGCAGAACACCTAGTTTAACCCCAACTAATACAGCCACACCAAGTGTGACACCTAGTATTTCAATTAGTAACACACCTAGTTTAACACCTACAAATACTGCTACACCAAGTGTAACACCAAGTATTTCTGTTAGTAGAACTCCTTCAATAACACCAAGTATTACCGCTACACCTAGTGTAACACCTTCAATAAGCATTAGTAATACTCCAAGTATAACACCTACTAATACAGCTACTCCAAGTGTGACACCAAGTATTAGTGTAAGCAGAACACCTTCTATTACACCTACAAACACAGCTACTCCTAGTGTGACGCCTTCTATTAGTATAAGTAGAACACCTTCTATTACACCTACTAATACAGCTACACCATCTATTACAGCTACTCCTTCTAACACAGTTACACCAAGTGTAACACCAAGTAACACTGCTACTCCTAGTGTAACACCTACTAGAACACCTAGTGTAACCCCTAGTGTGACACCTTCAATTACAGCTACACCTAGTATAACACCTACTAGAACAGCTAGTGTTACTCCTAGTGTTACACCAAGTACTACTCCAAGTGTTACTCCTCCTGTAACACCATCACCTTCACAAGCAGCTTGTTACACATATGAAGTATCAGCTGATGATGGCACACCAAACAGAAATGCTTATGACTTTAGCTATGTAGATTGTGGTGGAACAACTAGATTTAGCTCTGTAGTTAATGGATTCCAAAGATATGTTTGTGCTAGAGAAAATACAGTAGATACTGATAGTCCATATATAACAATTACACAAGGTGGAGTATGTAGTCAAGATCCATCTCCTTCACCATCATTTACTTCTACACCAAGTGTAACACCTAGTATAACACCTAGTGTAACACCAGATCCAACACCATGTCCAAGTCCTTCACCAACATCAACTGATGTGTTTATAGATGTTTATGGACCATCACCAATGAATTGTTATCAATTCTATACATTTGCTGCTAACGCTAGTGAAGCTGTTAATACAGCTGTAGATGTAAGTATAACATGGAATGGAGATCTTGGAGGATTTGTTCAAGGTACTATAACAATTTTTAGTGGAACAACATGTAACACTGGAGATTTCTTCACTAGTAATATAAACTGTCTTGGAGAGTTCTATTCAACAGCCAGTTGGACAATGAACCCAACATTTAATGGTAACCAAAATTACAATCCAGGAAACGCTTATACCAATGTTTTTTATCCTTGCTAAAAATTTATTATATTTAAAATAAAAAATTATGACAAATTATTATCTTAGACCAGGTGGTGCTTATATTAAAATAAACACAGACACTGAAGTGGTTAGTTTAGTTCTAAACATTAACACTCAAAAAACATTATCTACTATTTTTAACAATCCAGAGTATTATAACTCAACAGTGAGTGCTTCAGCCGCTTGGGAAACAGTTAGTCAAGAAATTTATGAAGCAAACAAAACTGAAGTATTAAACTACTTAACTGGTAGTCTCTAAAATAGTTTGCCTACCTAAAGTCTCTACTATATATTTAACCTAATAATTAAGGTTATGTTTTATATAGTAGAGACAAAAGAACAACTTGAACAATTAGGCAAACCACATAGTAATAAATGTTTTGTTAATATCATTACAACAAATGATAATCGCCATCCGTCTTTAACTAAACCATGTTTAGTATATTATCATGATGGAAATAAGGGTTATATATTACCTATAGATCATAGTGAAGCATTTAAATTAGATTGGCTCACAGTCAAACAATTCATTTACAGCTTTCAAAAAGTATTTGTTTTAGATAAAAAATATCATTTATATTTCTTATCAGGTGATAACTTAGTTGATTTAAACTTTGTTAATTATCTTGATGAGTCACAATTTGATACTAAAGTACATACTGATTTTAATCGTGAGAAATATTATATAAATGAGTTAAATACACTCATACCAATCTCTAAACATTATGAGAAATGGGAAAAGATATATAATCATTTGTTTGATAAATTATATTTTTCTAAATGGAATGCTGATAATGAGTTTTTAAATACTAAATACACTGAAGTATTCTATGAAATAGAAAAAAATGGTATAGGTATTGACCCACGTAAGTTTAATAAATATTTTGAAACTACTTGGAAAGATAATTCGATTTATGGGAATACAGTTTATACACAATATAATTTATATAATTTAACTACTCGTCCTTCAAACGCATTTAATGGTGTTAATTTCGCCGCTTTACCTAAGGACCACGCTAGGGAATCCTTTGAGCCAAATAATTATATATTTGTTGAATTTGATTACAGTGCTTATCATCCACGAATCATTGCTAAGATGATTGGTTATGAATTTGAAACAGGTGACCCATATGATGAAATACCTAAAGAAATAATGTTTCAAAACATATATGGGGGTATTAGAGATGAATACGCTTGGTTTCCATTTTTCGCTAAGTTAAAAAAATGGTTAAATGAAAAATATCAGGACGTTTCTAAAGATGGTTTAAGTTTCCCTTCAGGAAGAAACATATGGTTACATAACATTGAAAATCCAACACCAAATAAAATATTAAGTTATCTAATTCAGGCGCACGAAACATATTATAATACATTAACATTAAAACGTGTATTAAAATTATTAGAAGGTAAAAAAACTAAAATAGTATTATATACATACGATTCAATTCTATTGGACGTGGCTAAGGAAGATGTTAAGACATTATTACCAAAAATTAAACAAGAACTTGAAGCTAATGGTTTTCCAACGCGTATGAGTGTAGGTGAGAATTATGGTGCTTTAATTAAAAAATAACATATTTATGACCTGGAATTTAACTATAGAAGAATTGGCAAACAAGTTATTCGCAACTTTCTCAAAGAAAGAAGACATAGAAAAAACAATTGAGGTTATCACTAACCGCTACAATATCTTATTCAATAAAATTTTTATTTTAGAGTCTAAAGATAGTGATGAATTTATATGCACATATAATATTGATCCAGGTAATTTAAGTACTACATCAGTATTACCTAATACTATATTATTACATCGTAAGAAAGAATCAAACACATTATACACCATTAATGCTCTAAATACTTTAGTTAAAACATTGAACAATGGTGTAGCTGATCCTAATTATAAAATTGAATGGGCCGACTATAAGAATACTATCTTATTAACAAATGGTCCAGATCTTCGCAAGTTAGAAACATCTATCTATAAGATAGTTAATCTCTAATATATTTGGCCTCCTTCGACGCATGTGGGGATATTTATATTAGATGACAGGTGTTACTAAAATATATCTTATAACTAACATAGATAATAATCCTAATAAAGTCTATATAGGAAAAACCAAGAACAGTTCCCGAGAAAAAAATCATAAAGTTAAATTTGGATCTCAAATTACTTTTGACTACATTGATGAGATTCACTCATTAGATCGTAAAGATTGGACACCATTAGAATCATATTGGATTGAACAATTTAGACAATGGGGATTTATCATAATGAATCCTAATAAGAATGGAGGTGGCGGCCCAGAATATCATAAAAAAGAAACAAAACAGAAAATAAGTGAATCTCTTTTAGGTCGTAAATTTTCAGAATTGTCTAAACAAAAAATGAGTAAAGCCGCTTCAAAACCTAAACCTATTAATTTTATTAATAAAATAAGAAAACCAGTTCTTCAATTTACTAAACAAGGTGAATTTATTAAAGAATGGGAATCATCTAAAATAGCCGCTATATCCATGTATGGTTATTATAATGATAATATTGGAGCTTGTTGTCGTGGAGAAACTAATGTTGCTAAAGGTTTTATATGGAAGTGGAAATAAGTTTGGTCCCTAAAAATTTTGATGCTATATTTAATTCTAAAATAATAAACAGTTATGGATTTATCGCAAATTAAAAGTCGTTTGCAATCATTGCAAAACAAAGGCAAAGGCGGCGGTGGTAAAGATGACCGCGCTAAGAATTTCTGGGTTCCACCTGTTGGTAAATCAGTGATTCGTATTGTTCCATCTAAATTCAACAAAACAAATCCGTTCAAAGAAGTAATGTTCCATTATGGTATTGGAAACAAGACCATGTTGTCATTAACTAACTTTGGTGAAAAGGATCCAATTGTTGAATTTGCTCAACAACTTCGTAAAACTAATGACAAAGAAAATTGGTCATTAGCTAAGAAGATTGAACCTAAAATGAGGGTATTTGTACCTGTTATTGTCCGTGGTGAAGAAGAAAAAGGTGTTCGCATGTGGCAATTTGGTAAAGAAATGTATCTCGAATTGTTAGGTATTGCTGAAGATGAGGACATTGGTGATTACACTGATCTTATGGAAGGTAGAGACCTTACAGTTGACACAGTTGGTCCTGAAGTTACAGGTACTAAGTTCAACAAATCATCTATTCGTATTAAACCAAAAACTAGTCCATTATCTGAAGATAACGAACAGATTAAAAAGTGGATTAGTGAACAGCCTGATGTTTTATCACTCTATAAGAAATATGAGTTTGATGAAATGAAGACAATGTTAATGGAATGGTTAGAACCATCTGAAGACAGTGGTGAAGAAACAACTGAAGAAGTTGCTGAAACACCAGTTGTAGAAGCACCTAAAGCTAACTATACCCTTAACACTAAGAAGAAAGGGTTTGATGAAGATGAATTTGATGAACTTTTTAACAAGTAATTAAAATGGCAAAATCCAAAAGTGTAAATACAAGTGTATCTCAAGCAATTAAAGGTACATTTGATCTTGACAAGTTCAAGAAAACTAAAAAGCTAGACGGCTCGTCTAACTTTAAAACACAAAAGTGGATTCCATTCTCTCCAGCTGTACAAGACGCCTTATCTATACCAGGTGTTCCTATGGGACATATTACTATAGCTAGAGGTGGTTCTGATACAGGTAAAACAACATTAATGATTGAAACAGCGGTGAATGCTCAAAAAATGGGCATTCTACCTGTTTTCATCATTACTGAGATGAAATGGGATTTCGCTCATGCTCAGAAAATGGGCTTCCAATGTGAAGCTGTACCTGATGAAACCACAGGTGAAGTAACAAATTATAAAGGTTTCTTCTTATACGTTGATAGATCAACTCTAAATTCAATTGAAGACGTAGCAGCATTTATGGCTGATATCTTAGATGAACAAAAGAAAAGTAATTTACCTCATGACTTATTGTTCTTATGGGATTCAGTAGGTAGTATTCCTTGTGATATGAGTATTGAGCAAGGTAAAAATAATCCAATGTGGAATGCCGGAGCTATGTCTCAACAATTTGGTAATTTCATTAACCAGAAAATACCTCTATCACGTAAAGAAAATTATCAATTTACTAATACATTTTTTGTAATTAACAAAACAGGTGTACAACCAGCATTAACACCAATGAGTCAACCTCGTATGACTAATAAAGGTGGTAATACAATGTATTGGGACGCATCATTAGTTATTACATTTGGTAATGTAACTAATAGCGGTACAAGTAAGATTCATGCCCAACATAAGGGTAAGAAAGTAGAATTCGCTAAACGTACTAAAATTGCTATCGATAAAATTCATGCTGATTGTGGAGTTGCTACTACATCAACAGTAATTGTTACACCTCATGGATTCATACCAGACGATAAAGACGAAGAAAAAGCTTATAAAGCTGCTCATGCTCATGAATGGTTTGGTACTGAAGTTAAAATTGAGGAAATTCAGATTACTGAAGATAATAGCGAATGGGAAGAGAGTAGTAAAATATCACCAATGATTGAAATCGATAATGACGATGAACAAGACGTTTAAAGACATACTATCCAATATAAAAAATACTAAACAAGAATCCCTACATTTAAATAGTAAGGTATTGTTGGTAGACTCTATGAATACTTTTTTGAGAAGTTTTGCCATGATCAATCATATGAATCCAAGCGGAGCCCACATCGGTGGGCTCACTGGATTCTTAAAATCAATTGGTTTTGCAATTCGTCATATTAAACCAACTAGAGTCATTTTAGTATTCGATGGTAACGGCAGTACGACAAATAAAAAGAACTTATATCCTGAGTATAAAGCTCATAGAAAATTACAGCGTATAACTAATTGGGATGGATTTGATGGTAAAGAAGATGAGGCAGCGTCGATTGAAAATCAATTATTACGTTTAGTAGAATATCTAAGATGTTTACCTGTTGATTTATTATCTATTGATAAAGTTGAAGCAGATGATGTTATAGGTTATATAACTAAACAAATGAATGATGAAGTTTATATCATGTCAGCTGATCAAGACTTTATGCAATTAGTAACTGATAAAGTTACGATATATTCTCCTATTAAGAAAAAATTCTATACACCTAAGTTAGTAAAGGAAGAGTATGGTTTATATCCTCAAAACTTTATTAATAAGAAAATATTAATGGGAGATGATTCTGATAATATACCTGGTGTTAAAGGATTAGGACCTAAAAAGTTATTTAAATTATTTCCTGAGTTAGAAGGTGATTTTGATGTTACTTTAGAAAGTATGTTAGAAAAATCTAAGGAAAGAGTTGAAGATCATGGTTTATTTGGTGATATAGTTAATTTTGAAAAACAATTACTTATCAACCAGCAATTAATGGATCTATCTGATCCTGATATACCAGAAAATAGTTTAGAGGAAATAGAACAAGTATTAACTAACGAACCTAATAAATTAGATAAATTACATTTCTTAAAGCTTTATAACGAAGATAGATTAGGTAATTCAATTCCTAACACAGAGATTTGGCTTAACGAAATTTTTTCTTATCTTCAAGTATACAAATTAAAATAAGTTATGACAACATTTAGTAAGTTGAATCAATATGGTTTGAATTTTCAAACCAAGGTAATTAGCTCGCTTTTAAAGAACAAGAAATTTCTACTTAACATTCGTGATGTTGTAACACCAGATTATTTTGATAATCAAGCACATCAATGGTTAGTAGAAACAATTATTAAGTATTTTGATAAATGGCATGCTACTCCAACATTAGATACTCTTCATATTGAGGTAAAGAAAATTGAAAACGATGTTTTAAAAACATCAGTAGTAGAACAGCTTAAAGAAGCTTATAAAGTAACAAATGAAGATCAAGATTATGTAGAACAAGAATTTAGTAACTTCTGTAAGAATCAACAATTAAAAAAAGCACTACTAACATCAGTAGATCTATTACAATCAGGAATGTATGATGACATTAGATCACTTGTCGACTCAGCTTTAAAAGCAGGTATGGATAAGAATTTAGGTCATGAGTATGAGAAAGATGTTGAAGATAGATATCGTGAAGAATATAGAAATCCAATTGCTACACCTTGGCCTGGTATTAATCAGTTACTACAAGGCGGTTTAGGTGGAGGTGATTTCGGATTAATATTTGGAGGTCCTGGTGGTGGTAAAAGCTGGTCATTAATTGCTTTAGGAGCCGCTGCTGTACAAGCAGGATATAATGTTAATCATTACACATTAGAGTTAAGTGAAGCATATGTTGGTAAAAGATATGATGCTTGTTTTACTAAAATATCAGTAAATAACATTCAAGAACATAGAGCAGACGTTGAAAAAACTATTACTAACCTACCTGGTAGATTAGTGATTAAAGAATATCCAACAGGTAAAGCGACTATAAGCACTATTGAAGCGCATATACAAAAATGTAAAGACTTAGATCAAATGCCTGATTTGGTTATTATTGACTATGTTGACTTATTACGCGCTAATAGAACAAGTAAAGAACGTAAGGAAGAAATTGACGATGTTTATGTAGCTACTAAAGGTTTAGCACGTGAATTAAATGTTCC